TCATTTAAAACAATTTGCTTACAAGCTATAGTGCCTGTAGTTGTTGTGGATTCACCACCAGTTAGATCGATGTAGTCGGCGGTTAATCCGTCAGAGGCGTTAACTGTACCTGTTACGCCTATACCTGTTTCTTTAGTAAAGAGTTTAAGTCCTGCGCCAGAAGCACCGCGCCAAGATAGACCCGCATTATCAGTGTCCCAAGAAATTAATTCTTCATCAGAATCGTTATTTAACGTCCCGTATATTCCTGATATTTTTAAAGCACCAGTACCCGTCTGTTTGATAACTCCGTTTTGGCTGTCATCTTCATATATCTCTAACTTACCACCTGACTCTGCACCGAATGTAACCTTATCAGTACCATCAACTTGTATATCATTAGAGCCAGTAGAATTACCTTTAGCAAGCAACTCGGCGAGAGTATCGGACGCTTCTACGTCTGACAGCTTCGCTATTACATGACCACCTTTAAGAGAGCCATCGTGAACACGTAGAGTGTCGTCAGTTGTATCGACAGTTACTTCACCCTCAGCACCAGTAAAGCCTGAGCCGTCATCGTGCTGGGCTTTAGTTCCACGTCTTAATTTTATTTCAGTAGCCATAATATTCTCTGTTTAATTTACTGAGGCTCAATAGGCCAAGTTACTTCGTCAACATGATCAAGGTCATCTAAGTTAGACATTAAATCTCTAAGCTCTTGCCTGTATGTTGCCCAAGCCGCTTTTTCCTCATCAGATAAAGGGCTATCATTAAATTGCGTATAGTCTGAATGCTTTAACAGATTATTGCGTATATTTTTTGTGTTTAGTAGTTGTAAGCCGTCCATTTATCGCTCCGTACTCGTTAAGTCTAAGGCATTAAACTGTGTATCTGTAGTATTTAATCCGTAGTCTTCTAAATCTTCAAACTTAGGTATGCTGGAGCCGTTACCGCCATCACCATTAAATGCCAACCTTGAGTCGTAAGCATTGTTGGCAGATACAGAGCCTTGACTCCCTATTTCAAATGTTTCACAAAAGTTTGTCAATGGCTGCAATACTGAAACAATAAGCCTTGAAAACCTGCGGCCTACATCATCTCCATCTGTCCTATTATTTCTTATATAAAACTTATCGCCAGTTGCAAAAGTTACATCTGTCTGATTATAAATGGCTGTACTTACTGCACCAGCCGTCTCTAAAACTACCGAGCCAGCACCATCATCTCCAGCGGCTATTTTGTAAAGTTGAGTACGACATCTTATATTTCCATCCTGCCCTTGTGCCATTACTTTAAATCTATAAGTCCCGCACTTTGCAACAGTCCAAGTTTTAGAGTAATAATCATAAGCGGTAGAGTGACCGTTGTTGACCCCGCTACCATTGAACCCTGTATTCCTAGCCCAAAAGATAATTGGCTTTTCACCAGCCGCAACATTACCTAAAGCTAAATGGCTTTGTCTTGGAGCCTGACTTGCGCCCTCACCAATCGCTAACTGGTTATCTTTAAGCGCTTGCATAAGCTGCTGCGTTAAAGGCGCATCTACAGCTACCTCTGTATCTGATACCGCTCTGTATGTAGTCATAAATTCCTCAAACTATTGAATACGGCTCTTGGCCGCCTGACATTTTAGCACTAACATTTAGGCGTAATTGTAGCCCAGTAGCAGCGCCACCGCCATTATTTACACCATCTACGCAGGTCACTATTTGACCATCAAAGTAGTTAAGGTGGCTTGCATCGCCAAGATTACTACCTGTGGCTGGATTGCTTGTAACGGCTACAGACTGAACAACACCACCTACGGCGGTCGCAGTTAATGTTAATCCTGTTCCTTGATCTGCTGTTACTTCTGCGGCAACTATAGTGGATGTGTTGTTAAAGTTTTGGCCGCCAGCAACAACAGAGGCACTTATAAATGTTCTACTGCTTGCCGCTCTATTAGCATCATTAGATATAAATGAGCCTGTAGACCTAACGCCCAAGTAAGGTGATTGCTCTGTACCTAACCCGCCATTAGTGTTATTTAAGGAGTTAAATCCCTCACTTGTATTATCTGCATTAGCCTTGTTAAAGCCACCAATATCATTAGCAGTTACTCTACCCCTGTTAAGAGTTCCGAATCTAAACTGTTTAGCCTTAATTAAAAATTGTTGTTTTTTACTATCAAACTCTGTCGATAGAACCTGCATCTCTGTTTGTATTTTTTGCTCGCCATATATGTCAGTTATATGCCTAGTGCTTAAATAAAAATGATCGCCTGTAGATAACTGGTCATAGGAAGCATCAAGTTTGAAGCTGCAAGAAATAGGTGTTTTCTTAAATCTATTTAAAATTCTTTGACTTACACTTGTAGCTACAGACGAATCTTTTACACCCCAGCCGTAAATTACCTTGTTTGATTCTTTGGCGTATTCAAAATCTGTTTCAGAGTCAGAGTCAATATTAACGTATAAATTTTTAAATGATTTTGGCTTATCTTTATCATCAGTTGAATTTCGCAGATTGTAGTAGTAGTAAACTCTTGAGATTCTATCTTTGTCCGCTTTTATTAGCTTATAGCTATCTTCAACTATATGGTCATCTGTAACTCGAACTATGCTGTCAGTAGTAATCTCTGGAGTCTCTGCTCTCATAACAATCTGCGAGCTTAAATCATCGTAAAAGAAATTAACGCCAACCATAGAGCCAAGTTGTGATAGTTGCTTATTAACTTCTTTAGGCTCACTAAGAATCATATTTATTTTAAACGTGTCTAACCAGTTGGTTTTTTCGTCAACCCAAGAATAAATACCACCTGTCTCGTTATTACATGCAGCGGCAGGTACGCCAGCACCAGTCACGAGCATTTCATATGCAACATTATTAATTGTCTCGCCTACTACATTATCATTGTCATCTAAACCAGTGTAGGTGCCAAAAAATAAACACTTTTGTATTGAATCATCTACGTCGTAGGCTTCTGTGTTTCCTTTTGTTCCCCACTGATTTCGGCTTGTAATATCTAAGGCAGCCTGACTGCCACTAACATCTACGCGATACCCTAATATCTCATCATTAATACGAACAAAGCCTGTGGTATTATCAGCTCCAAATTCCGCTGTAACTAATGCTTTATCAGAACTACTAGAGCCAACTAAAGATATATCATCTTTTTTCAAGTTTATATGGTTGTGGGTAGATGTATTTAAAGACTCTGCTAATGAAAATCCAGATGGTTTTGGAATTTTAGCTTTTAACTCATCTGCGAGAGTCATTGGGTCTTTGCATTTAATAGTTAGTACATCTCTATCCAAGAACATAGAGTCAATTATGTATTTCTTTTTTCCGTCTTGTGTTTGTATAGAGCCATCGTAAGCCACATAGCCGTCAAAAACTTCTACAGTACGACCTACATAGTGTGGGTTTCTAGCTAAAAACTTCTCAAAGTAACTACCTTGATCTGTCGTAATGTAGCTACGACTAGCGGCGTGATCATCTGTATCTGTATCGGTAGACATAAAGTCACGTAGCTTGATAGTGACGTTAGACCTTAAAGATATACCTTTAGTTGGTACTATCTCTGTAGGTGCGCTAGACACTGATATAAGGGCAGAGTGTGCGTGCTTTTCAACACCCGTTAATCTATCACCCATCTCTTGACTAAAAATATACTGCCTTTTACCTGAGCTATCCAACCTATATGCCTGTAATGCTTGGCAGGTTTCTCTAGTGTTAAAGCAAGGCTGTCCAGCAGCGTCAGCAGTGCATCCAGACGGAAAAGTGTTGCTACCAAAAGCGTTATCGCAAAAATCTAACGAGAGCCTAACGTACTGCATTGGAACTCTAGGTGATAGCTTGTGTGCGTTTTGATATATATTATTTAGAGTTTCTTCTTCATTGTTATTGGCCGCATTTACAAGTTTAGTCGCGCCTGTTAGTGGCGGGTTATTTCTGTAAGGGTGAACTGCAAGAGCATCTTGGTTGTTGTCTCTACCTGCTTGCATAACATCAGTTAAACCAGCAGCAGAGGTTTCAGAGATTGATAGGTTGTATTTATGCTTTAGATAACCTTGTATAGCCCAGCGGTTATGGCGACTTAGTAAAGCATCAAAAATCAACACTTCGTAAATTGTGCCTGACGTTTCTTCACCTGCGATATTCTTCATCAGGTTAATAACAACGTCATTGTCTAGTTTTATTTGTGAAGCCTCAGCGCCACCATAGTTATTAGCGTTATTTACATCAACGTATTGTATGGAATTATTATACCTGCCATCACCTAGCAACTCAAAAATCGCAGGTGCGCCGTTAGTAACTGTTACAGAGCTTGTTGCAGTTTGTGTCGCGTCATTTACATCCTGAAATGTAAATTTTGGCTCTATTTCATCAGAGTCTTTTTCTTGAACAAAAGTCCAGTCAGATTCGGTATCAGCAGAGTCGCAAGATATTACAACATTAGTAGCAGTAGAGGCTGTGTAAGTTATAGAGGCAACAACATACATATTAAACACTTGCGGAAAGTTATCTATATTCGCACAAGCTAAATGTTCCGTACCGTCAAAGGCCAATCTTTTATTCGCCAAGTCGTAGGTAGGCGCATCAGCAGCAGTATTCTGCTCAAAAACGTATTTGTTTTGGCTTTTGTCAACCCACTGATACAAAGGTTTGTCTTGTACAGGTACGCCATCACCGTCATTAGCATTAGGGTCAGCCCCGTCAAGCCACAACAGTAAGTTATCGTATAAATGATAAGGCGTAAAAAGCTGGCTCATTCAATATACCCAATGGCGTTAATGCTCCAGTTTAATAAAGTAGGCGAGGCGTAGCTAGGCTGCTTTAATGATTTATCTATCGTGCAGTAATAAATCTTATTTCTGTCCGCTTTGATTTGCGCGTCAGTTTCGCCACTGACGCCTTGGGTGTACATTACAAAAAATGGATAACGAGAAAGAAAATACCCTAGATATTCAATCATCGGCCATGCCTTTTGCTCACCGTTTATACGTGTATTGAACGCAGTATCAGTAGTATCTTCTAGGTCATCTTCGCTAAAGTTATTTAATTTTATATTTAACTTTTGCGGAACTTTACGCACATCATTTAATAATGGATTACCCTTATTGTTGCGCTTGATTGTATTCTCGTAAGGAGCAAAGCTAGGCGGCGTAAACGGTGCGGTAACGTCAATGTGCGAAGTAACCCACTGACCAGCAGACATAATTGATATATAGCTTTCCGTAGTCCAACCTATAGTTTCAAT